ACAACAACTGAACAAGCTGAGGAATTAGAGAATACAACTGATGAAGTTATCAAGGGGGAATATAGCGAGGACAAAGCTGAGAAGATGATGAAATCAATTTGTTCTCAATTAACTTACTTAGATGACAACAACGGCTTAGATCAAATTCTTAAAGTTGAAAACCATTTAAGAACCTTAACTAATTATGGAAACATATTAGAGGAAATAGTTGAAACAGCTAGAAAGCAATCCAAAGGGGGCGTAGTAAAAGACTTATACGGCTCATGGGTTGTTGATAATGCAACGAGTGTTGAATTAAAAGGTAACACAATCGAAGAATTAAAAGGGTCATTTAATAAGCAATTTAAAATAGCCGTTTAATTAATAATAAACACCAAAGAACCCCCTTAATTGGGGGTTTTTTATGCCTTTTTTGTGCCTTATAATTTTTTTATAAATAAGAATTAATAACTAACAAAAGGAATAAAAAAATGACAATCTCAAAAAAACACTTTATTGAAATCTCAAACATTATTAGAAATAATTATGAATTTACTAAGGAATACACTAATAATAAATGGGAATTTAATCACACAATAAATACAAAAGTAATTAGCGATTTATCGGAATATTTTAGAACAATTAATAATAGATTTGATATGCATAAGTTTATTACTAATTCAGTTCCTAATAAAGACAGACATGAAGACAGTATCAAAGCTATTAATAAAATAGATGATGAAATGAAAGGGGGTAAATAATTATGAATAAAAAAGAAATAATTAAACAAGGTATTGAATTATATAATAAATACTTTCCAAATGATAAGCACGTTACAGAGAAGCAAAAAAAAGATGTTGTTAATTTTTTTATTAAATTAAATGAATTAACTAATAGCAATTCAAATTTAGCAAATAAAACAATTAAGGTATTACAAAGCAAGGTTAAAACATACGAGCAAGATATTAATAAAAGATATCAAAGCTAATTAATAGTTCCCTCTCAAAGCCCCTCAGCTAATCACTGGGGGGTTTTTTTTTGTGCCTAATTAAAACCTCAGTAGTTTCCAAAGGGGGTTTATAGTTACAAAATTTCACACTCCCTAAGTTCTCACAAATCGTTAACCAAGTTACACCTAAGGGAACCCCTAAGGGTAAATCAAAACTTGACACACAAAAAACCTAAGGAAACACACGGGGTACGCAAGGGGCAGACCCCCTCCCCATATATGTATATATGCCATTGCCAGAAAATCTAGGATACCCTTGTTAACCATCGGGGGGCAAGGGAATATTCTAGTAAATGTACTAGGGTATACCCTAGGGGGTAGCTGTAAAATCTACTGTAGTATACATATTAGACCCCCCTGGCAGTGCCTAATAACATTATACACCTCACATCCATATTTGTCTATGGCCATAATGTCGCATATGAAATTTAACCTCAAAAATTTGTTGACAAAATCGTTAATCACCACTATAATAGAACCTATATATTATTCAAAGGACATATATACACGAGGATTCAATAGAACAAAAAGGGTCATCACGAATAATATACTAATTATGCTAGATCTAGACATAAACAAAGTAAAACAACTTCCTTTTAAGGAGATAATGGAGCTAATAAACGCAAATAATGGATTCTTCTATAACAAAAACTCAAAAGAGAAACTTAACAGATATGCAGGAGAAGTTCCTAGACGCACTTTTTACAGAAGCTCAAGGAAATCCACGAGAGGCAGCAAGGATAGCAGGTTATTCAGAGCATAGCTATCCTAAAGTTGTACGGAATTTAAAAAAAGAGATTACAGAGCTGGCGGAAACCCACTTATCAACGCACTCTGCGAAAGCTGCTACTAGGTTAACCTCCTTACTAGATGAAGACGGCACTACACCACAGGCAAGTATTCGTCTAGCAGCAGCGAATTCACTATTAGATAGGGTTGGTATCACAAAGAAGGACCAATTAGATATTAATATGAAAGCTCTACACGGAATATTTATATTACCACCAAAAGATGGAACCGATAAAGATAAAAAAGAAAGCTAGAACCATACCTTTTGGTTTTAAACAGGCCGAAGATCCACAATATCTAGAGCCTGTAAAAGAAGAATTAAGTGCTCTTAGTCAGGCAAGAGAATATTCGAAGACCTGTTCACTAAGAGAGACTGCCCAATGGCTACATAGAAAAACAGGAAGATACATATCACATGTCGGACT